CATATCACTAGGAGTTGCTACTAATAATTGTTGATTATTAATAGTTAGATTAAATCCTCTCTGTGTAGGTATATCTTCACTATAATACTCTCCTAATACACTATTAGCAAAGTTTCTATCAGATGCTGTAGGGTCTAAATGAGTATTCTGTTGATAAGACATAAATAATCCTCTACAAACTCTATTAGTACCAGTTAGTATAATTTTTTGAGTATTGAGAGTATCAGCAGATAGATTATCTACAGATTGCTCTACAAGTTGTAAATCTACATACTCTACTAAATCACCATTTACTCTATAAGAGTTCATGATATCATCCATACGATTTTGGTTAAAATACACATAATCGACAATCATTTTAACATCTGGGACATACATAAGAGTTTTATCAAAATTAGTATTACCAGCATCTCTAACACTCCTATCACCACATTTAACATCATTCTGTAAATCTAAATGAATTACTACTTGCTCGTTTGGTTTTAATGTGAAAAGTGGGATATCTAGTTTATCACTCATAAACGGAAATAATTCTTCTAAACTTACTGAGAATGTAGGTGTATCACTAGCAGATGCTCCTATCTGTGAGAAATCATTAAATACACACTCCTCTTCTTGTCCTGTTTCATCAATCTCTCCAGTAAATACTCCCACACCTTCATTTTTAGATCCATTACCTTTTAATACTACTTTATAGTTATCATTAGTTAAATGTCTTACAGCATCTACTCCTAATCTTTTACATGGTCTTACTAATCCTCTCTGTGTAGCAAAAAAGTGGTTAAATCTATCACTTGTAGCAATAGTTCTATTACCTATAGTAAGTCTAGCACTTCTAATCATACTTAATCCTCCAGTAAGCATAGGATAGAATGCTACAGAACCACTATAAGTAGAGGATGTAGTCCCTGCGAATTGTATTTTACTTAGTGGTGAGAGGATACCTTTTGATTGTATAACAAACTTAACAAAATCATTAGTCCCTGTATTAGAGGTTGATATAGGGTGAAGTATCTCACTATCTACTCTAACTTGTTGAGATTCTAAATCGGCATTAAAATTAGATAAATCTACTTTATCTGGGGTAATCATAGATGAAATAGTTTTAGACATATATAATATAAAATAAAATAATTCTTAATAATTAATTTAATTTAATACACGAACATTATTATCCTGAAATACAAGAGTATTTTTATTAACAGCAAAAATATAAATTGTATGATTAACTGGGGCATTTTCTATTTTTGTCTGTATCTCAAACTGAAATGGACTAAATGAAAAATCAACTCCTACATTAGAGACATTACTAAAATTAACTCCTAATCCCTGTGTTTTACTTGCTAATTTATCTCCTCCATCTAAACCGAAAAATGCTCTACGACTATCTACAACATTTTTATAACTCCCAGATTGATAGTGGTTCTCGTAGAATACTTTTACGGCGTTTACTAAACCTTGATATATAGCACTTCTTCTATCATTAGTAGTATATGCTGTCATCTGTCCTTCAGCATTAGTAGTAATATCAAATCTGCTAGGAAACAAAACTCCAGCTCTAGAGGTTTTAAAATTAATAATAGGTGCTAATACATCAGAACTATCTACAAAGTTTCTACAAACCATACCATCCTCTGCGAAGTTATTAATAAATGAAGAAGGTATAAAGTTCATGAAAACACTACGAACTTGTGATAATCCTAAATTAAGAGAATGTGATGATTGATTACTATTAAGACTATCTACATAAGAAGTAATACTATAGTATTCATAAGGAGGTGTCCCCATACCTCCCATATCAACTACTTCAGTCCATGCTGTTTCTAACTCCTCTGCTGAGGGTCTCATACCCTGTCCTTTCATAACTCCTTCATATGAGGATATAAATGAACTCTTAATTCTACCAGCAGTAAACTCCTCATCTGTAGGATTATAATATTGACCTATAAGTTTAACATTACTTATCTCGTAAGTATATGTAGCACTACCAGTTAATCTCTGTATCACATTACTACTAGGTGCGAGATTTATGTTAATTTTTAATCCTCTGAGACCATTTTGACCTAAATATACAGGTTGCGACATGAGTAATCCACTATATAGAGGGATACTATAATTAGATGAAGAAGTCATAGAAGAAGTCTTAATACCTACATTTTGATTGTTCCATCGTTGAGATTGACATACTCCCTCGTGTGTGCCTTTATCTAATAATTCACTATCGTCAGCAAATCCAGCGTTATATAGAGTAGATACCATACGTCCATAATTTCTTATACTCTCGAGCATCAAATTCGATTTATAACTGCTTATATCTAATTGTTGTATAATACTATGAACTCCACAACTAGAACTAATAGCAACCTCCTCTGCTGTAGATACTTGAGTCCCATTAGTATTAAAAACTTTAAAATCAAATGATAATCGTAGTGAATTACCGATTAAATATTTTTCTACATCTCCTACGGCAAATTGTAATACTGGAGAACCAGAATCATATGAAAAAGTCCCTGTAGTAGAACGATTAAGTGCTTGTATATCAAAATACTCAATAGACATATATATTATTAAATATTTTTTTTTTTAATATTTACTAATATAAACTTAATTAATAAAAAACTTCTAATTCTCCATTAGATACTCTCAATCTTCTTAATGATACTACATAATGATTAAATAATGTATTATTTTGTAATCCAGCAGAAGTAGTATTTACTTTTAACATCAAATCTCTACTCTCAAGATTTAATGTCCCTTTACCATAAGATACTCCACGACCGATAAAAAAGCAATCTACAAAGTTTCTTAAATTATTAACTGGATACTCACACCCTTCTATTGCTTTAGATACCTGATCTAAATGTATTTGTTCTGGTAGTGAATTAGCATATCTACCTAAAGGCACTAATTCGTTAGGTTGATTTTGATTTAGATAGAAATATTGATAATCTACAAATCTATCATATGTAGGAGATTGAGTATTAGTAATATATGAAGCATTTGCTACTGGGACTGGACACGATAGAATACTCTTAATTCTTGTATTTACAACTGGGATTTGAGATACTATAGCAGTATTACCTGATTGTATACTATCCATGTAATTTGTAGGAGTAATTACATCATAATTATATCCTTGACTACTACTTGCCATATTAATTAACTGGTTCTCCCACGATGCTGGTGGTGTAATCTCACATACTACCATAGATAGATTACTGATTTTATATGTCCCAGCAATAGTTGTAGGATTTACTCTTAATAGAGGAGTTGATACAGCACTACCGAATGAACCTGTACCTCCAGCATATACTAAAGATATATTAGTCCCATCACAACTAATACTACTAATACTACCTCCTAATGATTTTTCTGTAGAAGTCCCATCAGCACTATATACTGAGAGGGATTGACCTACACTAAAAGGAGAACAAGATATACCTACATTTACAGCATCAATACCTTTAGATTTATCATTTAATAAACTAAATGTCCCAGCACTAAATACTCCAGTCCCTATAGTGCCTGATGATTTAGGATAATAATCACTACCATATACTACATTATCTCTACAATTAAGAGGTGTAATAAAAGCACTTCTAGTATCTCTAAGTTGTATTTCTATTCTAATACCATTAAATAAAGCATTAGCAAATACTTCACTCTTTCTAAAAATACCAGTATGTAATGGTAATTGTATGCGTTGTTTTACTCCAGTTTTAGCAGTAGAAGAAGAACCTACACCACTACCATTAGAACCATAACTATTTAAAAATTGAGGATATGTGTTTTCTTGTAATGTTTCATTTTTTACATTCCATGTATCTACTAATTCAGTTACGGATTTTTTATCTTTATCACCTATAAGATTAAGAGTATATTGATATAATACATCTACATAAGTTGAGTAATTATCTATTTCCTCCAGCAATTTAGCAGATGCTCCAGCTGAGTAAATACGAATACTCCTAAATAATGCTGATGCTCCTTGTCTATTCAGTTTAAGAGGTGTCCCATCACTATTTTCTATTTCTAAATCAAAAGATAAATAACTCTGTGCTGGGTCTAAATACTTAATATTAGGTGGGATATAAATATCAATCTTACCAGAGGTTTCAGTAAAATCCTTACCATTTAAACTCTCAACTTCTATCCATGATGTAGTAATTTCTTGCTGTTTATTAGTCTGAAATAAATCAATACTCTCATTATAGTCTTTGTCGTAATGTGAAGGCATATATACTATATAATATTTTTTTTTTATATATAAACTTAAAAATTAAGATTACCTCGTCCTAATGTAAATGGTTGATTTTTTTGTTGTCCTCCCACTACTACTTGCTGTTGTGGTGTGCTTTCTTCTACTTGTTTTTTTTCTGCCTCCTCTTGTTTAATCTTTTTACCTTCACCTATACTCTTAATTAAATCATATACACCTAATACTCCAGCACCTACATCTGCTACTTCACTTACAAATGGTACGCCTGTTTCTCCCACTGCTTCTAAACCTTCTCCTACACCTCTTAATGTTTTACTTACTCCACCAGCAACTTTACCTATATCACTTTCTATAGGTTCAGTTTCAGCACCTAAATCCTCTACAGCACCTCTTCTTAATCTACTACTTGCTTTAGTATCTGGTTGAGGATCGGTGGGTTCTGTAGGTTTAGGTTTATCTAATATACCTTGTGCTTTTTGTTGTAATGTAGGTCTATCCGCCATTTCTAATTCTGTATAATTTGCTGGTTGTTTAGTAAAATGGGACATTTCTGTATCTTGACTAAATATATTATTAGTAGATTTCGGTAATCTATTAGGTGGTCTAATTTGTGTAGGTATTTTCATATCTAATCCATCTGCTCCTCTAAGATTATCTATTTTATCACTAGTGCTTTGTAATCCTCTACCTACTTTACTAATATACTTACCACTACTACTTAATCCTTTACTACTTGCTCCTATAACTGCTGGGATAGTTAAACCTTCACTCATTTTACTCCTTAAATCAGTAATAGTATCACCTATCTCTTGAGTTTTAGTAGCGGTTTCTCTATTAAATTGTGCTAAACCTTCTTGTAATGCTTGTATATTCATATATTATAATATTATTTTTTTTCTTCTTCTATTTCTATAGGTTTATCTGTATTAGTGATTTTTACTCGTTCTTTATCATATATACTTTGTTTATCTGTATTTATATCATATAATAATGTATCAAAATTGCGATATGCTTTACCATTAACTAAATCTAAGTATAAAAAATTATAACGATTTTCTCCTAATGCTTGTTCGTATAAATTAAAAAAGTTATTTTTACCTCCAAACATACATAACTCCTCACTCATTTTTTCTAACTCCTTCTGGTTAGGAGTTGATTTAATTATAAATGCTTTTGTATTTGCTCTGATAGGATGTGATAATTGTTTAAATATCTGAATACTGAATATGAGGTTTATATTTAAATGTCTATGCCTCGTAGCGAGGATACTAATTTTACTATCATGCTTACTACATCCTCTAGGATTAGCACAATCATCAAATATAATACATGTTAAAGGTTGATCTTTATACTCTTCATCATTTTCGCATTTCTGTATATCCATAAGTTCATCTATCAGACTATCACTATACTCCTCAAATATAACTACCTTAGGGTCATTTCTAAAACTATACATACTCTTATCATTTTTTGCTGATGGCGATATCAATACTATATAATCAAATAAATCATAATAAAACTTATATATTAAATTATTTATAAATACACTCTTACCACTATTAGTAGAACCTATTACACTAATAATAGTTTTCTTAGCTATGTCTGGTAGTATTTCATTAGGTTCATGTTTAAGTTTAGTCATATAATCCTCTCTCTCTTGTAGCATAGAAACGGATAAATCATTATAATTATGTTTGTATTCTCTCATATTAATATAATATAATATTTTTTATCTTAGGTTCATAATTAACTTTCTTCTTGCTTCTTCTTGTTTTTTTGATATAGCACTCTGTCTTCTTTTTGTCTCCTCTACATTTTTATTTACCATATAATTACCATAATTAATCATATCATTTTCAGTATAAGTTTTTTGTTGTGGTTTGTATTTCTTTTTTTTATCCTTCTTTTTATATATAATTTCTTCTTCACTACTTTCACTTTCACTTTCACTCTCACTACTACTAGGAGATATATATACAACTTTCTTTTTTTTCTTTTTTACTATAGGTTTTTCTTTTTTTACATAAACTATCTCCTCTTCTTCTTCTTCTTCTTCTGGTTCTGGTTCTGGTTCTATAACTTTTTCTATATTTTCAGTTTCTTTTATTTCTAATTTTTTCTGTTCTATTTTTTCTTTGAGAGGATTATTATTATTAGCATCTTCTTTTACATACTCTTTATTAGTTTTATTTTGATTTCTTGCTCGTGCTTTCGCTTGTCTAACCTCTAAACTCTTTTGTCTAGCGATTGCTAGTTTATCTTTTTGTTCTTGTGTAAGAGGTTTTCTTTTTCTGCGTTGTTTCGGTTTAGGTTTCTCCTCAAATACTTCATTAGGAGTAATTTGTGGTGGTTCTTCATTTTGTATAATTTCTGGTTCTTCTTCTTCTTTTTGTATTTGTGGTAATGATAAATTAGTCATATATATTTAATACAAATAAAATAATTTTGTATTAAGCGAAAAAAAGAAGAAAAAGTAATAAAAGTAATAAAAAAAAACGAAAAAAAAAGTATATTTTTTTTTAGGGGACCACCCCCCCCTATAGAGTATTATGGTCTATCTATTTGATTAGGTAAATTACTCTCAAGATCAGTTGTATCATTATTATCATTAAACTCTGGGGTTCTTTCACAACTAATACATAAACAATTAATTTTATTACATTTACTCTGTTGTAATTGTTTTAATAATAATACTAATGCTCCAATAATACTTGTTATAAATAATGATAGTTCTATCATAGTAATAGTTTCTACCTCCATTATATTATTCTTTTTTTTTTAATTTACCTTTTATTTTAGTTGCTTTTACTTTAACTTCTTTCATATCTTTTTCACTCTCACTAATATTAAAGTTAGGATGTTTTCTCATTTTTGTAATTAACTCTGCTTTTTTCATAGTATTATATCCTTTTAAAAATCCCATAGTATTCATTTTATAATTTCTTACAATACCTACTAAATCTTTTTTTGTATAATCATCTAATAACATTATAATATATAATAAAAAAATTAAACAATATCTCTAAATTGTGGAGTAATAATATGAATACCTAATAATGTTGCTTTCTCTATATCATTAGAAGCAGTATTTACATTACTATAAACTGCTCCGCTTAATCCTAATAATCTAATATGTATTTCACTTAAATTAAGAGTTTCTGTATTATTAATATCTATATATGGAAAACTATTATTTTCTACTAAAGTTTCTTTAGCACCTAAATCATCACCTTCTAAATTAACTACTCCTAATAATCCTACATTACCTATCTCTGCTACTTGAGATGATAATGTAGTAAATGTAGGACTAACTATATAACATGGTTTATAATCTGTATTACTATCCATACGGATTTTAACAAATTGTAATTTAATTTTGCTATATGGTAGTATTCTAATAGGTTCTCTAAAACTTGTAGTAAAATCTACTGGACTATTACTTACCTTAAAATTACCATCTTGACCTCCTCCTCCATTATAAGAAGTTAAAGTATAAAATTGTGCTGAACTCATATATAATAATATATATATTTTAATCTTCAGTAAAAACATATTTCTCATTAATTCTATCTAATACTTCTTTTTTATGAAAAGATATATATTTCTTACCATTAATAGTTTTAATTTTCATAAGACTATTATTAGTGGTTCTATTAAATACTATTCTAAATTGATTTAATATACTATTCATTTGTTTTTTAGAATTAGATGAATTAGATTTTTGTCTATAGTCATTCATTTTCCATATGAAGTAAGACATTTCTATTCTAACATAATTGTTAATATCTTTATTTCTATTTACATCTAATTTAATTTCATGAGTAGAGTATTCATTAGATATAGTTTTATAATGATCCATAAACTCAGTATTTATACTAAGCATTTGTAGATAATTATGAGTTAATATACTACATTTTTTTTTGATGTTATGTTCGTTTCTAAGATTAGTTTTACTAATAATTTGATAATATGGGATAAATGTTTCTAAGAATTGTGCGTTATCTACAATCTCCTCTATAATACTTAGACTATCAGTATATCTATCCTCAATATTATCATAAGATTTACATTTAATATTACCATTTTGTAATTCTTTTAGTTTATAATCATACTCTAACGCCCATTCACAATTAACACTCATATAATATTTTTGTAGTAATGATGGATGTGCTATTTGTTTCATAGTATTCTCCATAGGTCTAAAATTACTCTCAATTAGATATTTTAAGAATTGTATTTCTACTGGAGTAAATGTTTCTATAATAGATGCTTTTGCTTTTGTAAGAGGTATATTATGTCCGAAATCATAATATCTATTACCCATTACTTCATCAACCCAACTATTATCATTTGTTAGATAATCATATATAACATATCCGAAATCATCATCTTTAAGACATTTATACCAATTATTAACTTGTTTATCAAAATCCTCTTTAGGTTCTATAGGTATACCGAAACATACTAAATGTCTTCTATCAGTCTCAGTAATTTTTAATGATACTAAATCATTAGATAGAAACCAACAATGGAGTAAGTTTTCACTATCAATACTCCCACAATATTTTGCTTCATAATCATCATCAATATCAGTAATTAATGCTTTTAGTTGATTAAACTTATTCATAGTCATAGATAATTCACCTTCATTATAACAAAATGCTACTTTATTATGTCTAAATTGACTAAATGTCCCAAACACTTTATCCAATTTATCACTAATTTTAGCATATTGATTACCAATAACTTTATTAAATAGAAACTCTACCATAGAGTTTTTACCTAATCCAGTATAATCACTAATAAAACAAGTCATTACATTCATAGATTTTTGCTCTGTATATAATAGCATTTTTCTAATAAAATGTAAATGATATGTTAATATAGTATCATTATTCTCACATAACATTTTTAATTGAGTTAAGAATGTTTGTATCATAAAATCTTTTTGTTCTTGTGTAGGATTAAATCCATCTGGTTTATTATCTCCTCTAAATCCATAAAACTCATTAGAGTAATGATAATCTTTACCATTAAGTTTAATATAATAATCTCTAGGTTGATTAGGTTTAAAAGCACAACCATAATAAGATTTAGCATTAGGGTCTTGTATCCATGTTTGTATAAATGATTTCCATTTAGTTTTACCTTCTACAATATAAGGTATTTTAGGATGATTTTTATATGCTTTAGATAATTTGTTTTCATCAAGAGTTTCTAATTTAACTTCAGCATTCATAGACACTCTTAATCTTCTAAATGTATCATCAACTCTAAATACTCCTTCATTCTCCTCAAATCTTTTTTTGTATTCAGTATATAATTCACTAAGAAAAATGTCCTCAGTATTATTAGAAGATGAACTATCAATACTATCATTATCCATATTATTTTGTTTTATATTATCTTTAGCAATTTTTCTACATACATTAAATATATTAGTATCGTTAGTTTTTGTAATAAGTTCTCTCAATATAATTCTTTTATTTAAATATGGATATCTATTTCTGATATCATATGTAGTCCAATACTCCCATATATTATCAGTATAATATTCATCATATTTATTAGAAAGTGTAGAAAACTCCTTAAATAAATTAAGTCCTAATTCATTACCTCCAAACTCATTATGAAGGCACATACCTATTTTACACCATAACCCATATAATTCTACATTCATATCAAGTTTAGATAACATTACTCTAAACAATTCTAAATCAGCATCATTAGGATTATCAATATATTTAATATTAGGTGTATCTTTTTTTTCTATTTTTTTTAGTTCTTTTTGTTTATCTTTATCTTTTCTTAATCCAGCAGTTCTATTATTACTATATGTTTCTATACTTTTGTATAAGGATATATTAATTGCTTTGATAAATAATAATTGATCTTCTGTAGTAGGTTCTCCATGTATCCATTCATAATTACCTATAGTTGATTTACTACCAGCAAGTATTAATTTACCACCAGTCCCTCTCATATCAATACAACTATCTTTACCTTGATGATATAGATTAGTAGTAGTAATATCAGTATTAGCAGACCATTTACAAATAATATGAATACCATTTTTAGCAGATTTAGTAATCCATTTATAGTTTTTACATTTATCCCAATCAAATCCTAAATCCTCTAGTTTATCTTTTACTGGTCTATTAGAGTAATCATCTATATCAATACCTATAATTACTCCATCTTCATCATATAATTTACCAGTATATAATACACAGTACCCATACTCTCCATAAGTATCGTCATGAGTAATAGGATATGTATTATGTTTTTTACTCCCAGTAATACCAAATATATTTTGTATAGGTGGTCTTGCTTTTTTCATTTCACCATTTTCTTCTACATATTTGATAATATTTTTAGAGCATACATAATCAATATCAAGGGATTTTAAGACTTTAAGGATAGACATAATTAACTAACTAAAATAATCCTTAAATCAATATCAATTTTTATTTTTTCATTTGAGGTAGGTGAAGCATCATTTTTAAGCATCATTTTTTAGAATAATTTTTCTGGGGGGGGGTGGTGTCTAAAAAAAAAATATACTTTTTTTTTTAATTTTTTTCATTACTTTCATTACTTTTTTTTCTTATATTAATATTTAAAAGATTAATATATTATATATATTATATGGAAGTCCAATCAAGTCAAAATTATTTAACAACTGAGATAGAAACTGAGAAAGATATATATAAATTAAGGTTCGGTAGTAATAGATATTCTGGAGATACTCCAGATAGCTATGAAATAACTAAAATTACAAAAGCATCTAAACAAATAAAAAAATTATATGGTAAGAAAATACAATATTTAAAAGGTGAAAAATGTGATTTAATTAGAGTAGTTAATGAAGACGAAGAAGAATATGAATGGGTAGATTTTAAAGGAGCATGTTAACCTATAGAACCAGCAAATCCTCTCCAACAAAATATAATACCACCCTCATTATGTTTTTGTCTATGAAAATCAGCAGTAGGTTTATCCATTTCATTCATTTCTATTAATTCATCAATAGTAATTAATTGACAATAATAACTCCATTTATGGTTTTTATCCATAGTAAGTTTATGATCTCCTACATCTGCTTCTAAAAACGCCCATATAGTCCCTTCATTATTAATTAGAGATTTTCGAGGATTATTATAATGATGTATAGCAGAAGTCATTCTTTTCTCCCACTCTTTTTTCATACTTTTATCATTAGGGTCTCTTGCTAATGATTTACATAGTTTTTTATGTTCTCCCCAGTCTTTAGTTTGACATGCTTTACTACAATAATATATAGTTTTACAACCTCCACATCTAAATATTTTTGTATCAGAGGATTTTTTTAATACACCACATCCTCCACATGTTTTTTTTATACTATAATCATTTTCTTTAAACCAATCCATAACTGGTTTATAGTTAGGTATTCTAACTCCTACACCAGCACACATTTTATTCATTTTGTATAATTGTTCGGTAGTCATATTAGGGTTCATTTTGCTTTATTAATTGATTTCATTTTTGAGATTAGAATTAATCAATTTTTATTTTTTTATTTGAGGTAGGTTGTGAATCACTTTTGTGCATCGGTTTTGTGTATGGAGTAAATCAGTTCATAAAAACGATGCTTAACCTCCCTCAAATGAAAAAATAAAAATTGATATTTTTTTACCCCTAAAATAAATTAATCTTAAACGAGTATTCACTCACAATTCACCACAAAACTTATTCACAAAAACTCTACAATATGTCTTCATTTATGGATAGACGAAATGCCGAACGAGTATATAAACATACTTGTTTAGAATGCGGTAATCATTTAAAAACTCTTACTAATACTAATAATATTTGTAAGCATATTAATACTAAAAAACATCAAAAAAATAAATTAATTAATGATAATAAATGTTATAATACTCTAATATCATTAGTTAGAAGTGATTTACCTAATGATTTATTAGGATTAATTAATGATAAAGTTATTAATAATTATGAAAATACTAAATC